AACCCGTATCTAAGAAGATGCCGATTAACGGTGGGAACAATTGGGTGGTGGAAACTTTGAACAAGAACAAAGACGTTAAGATACGGAAACCCGACTACGAAACTAAGCGGGTGCAGATAGACCGCCGCACATGGATAGTCGTACCAATTACAACACCAAATGAAGTAGCCGTTGAAAAGTATTTATCAAAATACAGACCAAATTACTCATTTTCAGAATGGTTAAACATTTACTCACGCTAACCGTAAACAATCCAAAACGTAAAACATGAGCAAACAAAGCAACTTATTTGGGCAAGAGTTTGCACCAGATAAAGATAATCAAAAGTATTCTTTAAAAGTAGATGCACCTATTTACGAGCCTAAAAATGTCAAGCCACATTTAATGGAACTTTTGGATAAATCTAAAACCCATAGATTGATTAGGGAAATAGATAATTCAAATCTACCGATAGATGAAAAGACATTTTTAATTGATGCGGCAAGACGGCATAATGTTTTTAACTATGAAAAGATAGCCGATTATTATGCACATTCAAGTAAGGAAATGCAACACTTTATGGAACGTAGCGCACTTGTAATCATTGATTTTGATAAAGCCATTGAATATGGATATGTGAAACTTTGCGATGAAATTCGTAAACAATATTTAGAGGATTATGGAGAATAAAGATTTTGCCGTTTTTATCCTTACACATGGGCGGCCAGACAATGTGAAAACATTAGCTACCTTAAAAAAGTGTGGTTATACAGGTGCTATTTATTTCATTGTAGATAATGAAGATAAAACTTGCGATAAATACATTAAAAATTTTGGTATTGATAATGTGAAGATTTTTGATAAAAAAGAAATAGCAGATACCATTGATGAAGGCAATAATTTTGATGAAAGGAGAACAATAACCCATGCAAGAAACGCCTGTTTTGGAATTGCAAAAGGATTAGGAATTACCTATTTTATTCAGCTTGATGATGATTATTATTACTTTGGGTATCGTTACCAGCAGGGTGCAAAAATTGTCAAAAATATTAACCGAGTTTTTGAAATAATGTTATCTTTTTATAAAAGTGTAAATATAAAATCAATAGCATTTGGACAAGGTGGAGACCACATAGGCGGATTTAGTGGAATAAAACTAAAAAGAAAGTGTATGAACTCTTTTTTCTGTTCAACAAATAGAGAATTTCAATTTATTGGGGCGATGAATGAGGATGTAAATACCTACACTACACTAGGTAGTAGGGGCGATATTTTTTTTACTTTCACAAATATGCAGTTAGACCAAAAAGACACGCAAGGGCAGACAAGCGGTATAACAGATATGTACAAACGTTTCGGAACATATTGTAAAGCCTTTACAACCGTTATGATGCAACCTTCTTCAGTAAAAGTATCAATGATGAATACAGATAACCCACGCATACACCATTCAATTAAATGGGCAAATACAACCCCAATGATAATTAGTCAAAACCACAAATTGAAATAACATGACAGCGAACCAAAACCAAATTAACGAACTAGGGCGAATAATGATTCGGGTGTTCCTAATGCAGCAGGTGCAAATGGTGAACCTGAACGACCTGAAAGATTATTCGCTATGCCCACCCGTTTTAAAGCCTGACATCGGGAAAGTGAAAATGGCTATGTTGTCATTAAAAGCAACGGCAATAAAATCATTGCCTGATATAACCGCTAACAAAATGATGGCGGAACTTTCATCAGAAAGAATCCACGACATAAACCTGATTTTAGACCACCTACACAAAATTGATAACCTAAGCGAAGTTTACACATGGCTCTGCGAAATGACACAAACAGCATGATTTCACCGTATGTATTGCCCGGAATTGCGACAAACAAAATGCTTTGTAGCAACATAGCTTTAAAAGTAGCTGAATATCACAAAATGACCGTTGACGAGATAAAAGCAAGAGATAGGAAACGAAAGGTAGTCGAACCGAGGCAGCTTGCAATTTGCGTAATGTTATCTAGTAGAATATCTACCAAAGACATTGGCAAGTTTTTCGGATTAGACCGTACTACGGTTTTATCTGCAAAGGAAAGGATAGACGCTTTGATTTCCACAGAACCCGATTTCAGGGATAGGTACAATAAAGTAAAACAGTACGTTACAAACAATTAACATGAAAGGTTGGACGCAAAAAGACATAGACGCTGTAAACGCCAAAAACGGGGCGGGTCAAGTCAAAGTACCTAAAACTGAAAATAAAGCCGTAAATCGAAAGTCTGCGCCTAATACGCCCGTTTCTGACCCTATCGGACTATCCCACATTAAAAGTGTGCTAAAAAGAAAGGGTATTCCGTTTGAGGTTGAATGGCGTTTTCACAAAAAAAGACGTTTCAGATTTGACATTGCCATATTGCATTTTAAGCTAAGTGTAGAGTACGAAGGCATATTTAGCGGGAAAAGTCGCCACACATCATTGAAAGGCTACACGATGGATGCAGAAAAATATAATATCGCAATTATAAATGGTTGGCACGTTTTCAGATACACCGCCTTGAACTACAAAGATTTTGAAAGTAACCTGATTGAATTTCTACTAAACTACAATTACAATAACCGAGAGGTGAACTAAAATAAAAATAACACATGGAAAAGAAAGACCTGAACGTAAAAATTCAGGTCTTTTTAATTAATCGGGATTTCCGATAAATCTATTTCAACTGTTCGGAAAAACCGAACAACTACATTAAACGATACTTTCAGATAGGTACAAATCCGCTTCGGCTGTTCTACGTTTGGTAAGACCTGCCAACACCTGCCCCCCTGCTTTATTCCACATGGCAAAGCCAGCACGAATATCCCCTTCGCCCGTTACAATGCGCTTTTTTAACGTGCTATTTTCAAATGCACCCGCCCCGCAATTGTAAACAAAGCTACATAATGCGTCAAATTGATTTTGGCTTAATTTCAGACCTACTAAGGCGTGATAACAACGATTTTCAATGTGATGCACCAAATAGTTCTTTGCCTGTTCTAACGTAACGGGATAGTCATTCATTGTTACTTTAGTTCCCGAATTGTACATAGTCGTACCGAATCCGATTGTCGGTACGTTAACGCTGTCGAGGTAAGGTTTGGAACTGTACCCCTCAAATTGGCAAATTAGGTCTATGCCTTTTTCTGAAATTGTCATGCTATGAAGTATCTTTTGATTATCTTGAATATAATGTAAAGGACTGCGATTAGTCCTATCCATGCGAAAGTGTTTTTAACCTTACCCCAAATTCTACCCAACCAACCTACCGTTTGTTCCTTTACGGTTGTTTCATTGTGGCTTGTACTCACGTTTGATAGTTGTGTCTTTAGTTGGTCTGTTTCATTGGACTTCTGCCGTACAATGGTCTGCAAATCCATTACAACAATGGTAAGGCTGTCCGAGTTACATTCGATATGTTCAACGCCTTTATTTACGGTACGGGTCAACCTCAAATTACCTTTCTTAATTATCGTATCGGTTGTGGAATTATAATCAATGTCAAATGAGGCGTTATTGCCCGAAATACCTATTGCGCTATCATGTGTAACAACGCTGTCTTTAGTGGTCGTAATGGTACGATAAACCACGCTATCAACGGTTTTAATTACCACGCTATCCCGAACATCATGGCTTACGTTTTTCAATGCCTTGCAAGATGGGAGTAAAGCAATAGCGATAATCAGTGCAATGTATCTCATATCAGCAGTTTGAAAATGACGTAACCCATAACGCATAGAACGCAAGCAATAATACACATATCCCGTATCAGTCCTTTATCTTCGGGTAGCATGGAACAAAGATACTAAATATTTTGAATAAAAAAATAGCCCCAACAGTAGTAGCTATCGGGGCAAGCGTTGGATGGAAGCCAACTATTTTTATTTAAAAGGTATTGCAAATGTAAATTTAATTTCGTTAAGTTCCAAACACAGAAGGTCTACTTCCTTGCAAGTCCTTGTTTGTGAACTTTCAAAGTTTGATGTTGCTTTAATAGAACTTCTATCTGTATCACAACAACAAGCTATATCTTAGCGGTTCCACCTTCCATGTGGGTATTAGGTAATCTGTCGGACATTTTGCAAGTCGCTAGTTGAGACCTTCCACTCATTGCTAGCACTATCGACCCTAATAATACTTTCTACTTACCAAGTCAGCTTTCGCATCGAAATAAATAGTTTCCTAAGAACAAAGCTAAACTTTCATTTTTGTATGCTACTACATACAAGCGGAGGGAAACAGTTTAAGACCGCTTTACAGTTGTAAATTTAACGAATAAAATAGGAATAACCAAATTTATTTTAAACCGTTGTAGTGTTATCCTTGTCCGTTGTAGGCTTGCCACCTTTCCAAATAGAAACCATGTCAACAACTTTGATAAATCCGAATAACACGCCAATAGATACCAATATAACTACCAAATGCTGATAGTCGAACTTCTGCGTCTTAATCGTAGTGTAAAGTTCATTGAACGCCACAACCATAATCAAGACAAATCCCGAAGTCCGGGTAGCCGAACCTTGCCCGTTATCAGACAAAACCGAAGTGATAAAATCCCACTTCTTAACCAACATCCAAATAGCAATAAAAGCTATTACCAACAACGGTAAGTACCGCAAAATGTCTAACTTAATCATAGCATTTAGTTTTAACTGTTCCTATTATTTGTTAATACCTTAGTCAACATATCTTCTATCTTGTCGAAACGCTTATCTACCGATACAGTCAAATTGTGCATATCAGACCGGAAAATATCAACCATTTCTTTACTCGCCTTAACTTCCTCAAGTCGCAAAATAGCTATATGCACAGACTTTCTACTTTCATCACACCTAGCCGCATCCTCGTCAATTGCCCTAAGTCTATCTGATGCCTCCCTTGCCGATAAGCCAAAATCAATAGCCATTTTTACTATTTTTTGTTCAATTTCATTCACCCTTTGTTTCATTACTGCAACTGTAATAATCCATGTCATTACGCTAGCCCCTAAAGAACAACAAGCGGAAATTAAAACTGTTAAAAATTGATTCAAAAATATCTATTTTATAAGGTTAATAATTACTACAAACGCAATGGCAAACGCCACCAAAAATACTAAATTAAAATGACTGTCGGGTCTATGATGTGTCATTGAATTTTTATAGGTAGTTTAAATAGCGTATCATTTCGGTACATATTAAAAGTATCAACACCTATTTGAGTCGGCATCACATAGGCCGGACTAACCGTACTCACTGTAATGCTATGCAGTTGCGGGTTTGATAAATCAACCAAATACACATGCTTTGCATAGTTTGCGGGTATAGAATATTTTACATTTACAGGCAAAGTAATCTGCGTTAGGACTTTCGTTACCTTTTGCGCAGATACGCTCACTGAAATTAGAAATAGCAATATTGTCCTCATGGCTTAAATGTTCCTGTTGATGTTGTCCACTTAATGATAGTATAAGACCCGTCTGTTAGTGTTGAATATGTACCTGTTATAGTAGGCGTTCCGTATGATGTAAGATAGCGTACCATTACAACACCTGATCCACCTGCGCCACCATTACCTGCCGCACCGCCGCCGCCACCGCCACCGCCTGTATTAGCTGTTCCA